AAAGCCCCTCTACCTGGTAAAGGTGGAAAGGGCCATGCGTCAGCCGCTTCCGGCAAAGTAGAATCTGATAAACCTTTGAAGTCGAATGAAGAAGTTGAAGACGATGAAGGTCAGGTTTTTGCTGAAAACGAAGTGGTGGAAACGGAAGAGCAGGAAGAGACAATTGAAGAACGAGTGTCAGCGATGGACCTTTCCGATGATGTTAATGCTCTAACAGATGGCGATGGCCTATCTGAGGAGTTCAAGAAGAAAGCAGCAACAATATTTGAAGCTGCGATCCGAATGAAGCTCCGGGAAGAGATTGAACGTCTAGACGAAAAGTACGAAGCTAAACTCGGTTCTGAAATTGAAGAAGCGAAAGCTGATATGGCTGAGAAAGTCGATGACTATCTCAACTATGTTGTAGAAGAATGGATGAAACTGAACGAAGTCGCTCTTGAGCATCACCTCAAGACTGAAATCGCTGAAGGTTTTATTGTTGGTCTTAAATCTCTGTTTGAAGAGCATAATATTTCAATACCTGATGAACAGTTTGACATGCTTGACGCCGCCGCCGAACAGGTTGGTGAACTCGAAGGCAAGTTGAATGAACAGATGGAAGCGAATATTGAGCTTACCAAACTGAATGATGAGATGACGAAGGAGTCCATCCTTCTAGATGTCGCTTCGGATCTTGCAGATACCGAAGTAGAAAAATTTGCTGGTCTTGCAGAAGGCGTGGCTTATGAGAATGCTGATGATTATGCTGAAAAGCTAAGCACTCTTAAAGAGTCATACTTTCCTAAAACACCATCAAGTAACAATGATGATACAGCAGCGCCAGTAGAAGGCAGCGTCGAAGATATGGACGTGACTGATACAATGTCTGCTTATATGTCTGCCATCTCACGAAATAGTATTCGTGAACAGTAGACGACATAAGTTTACAACAAAAAAGGGAGATAAATAAAATGTTTCAAACGGAACACCAACAGAAAAAGAAACAGCCAAACCAAAAACACCAACAAGTAACAATGATGATACAGCAGCACCCGTAGAGGGCAGCGACCAAGATGATTTGGACGTGACTGATACTATGTCTGCTTATATGTCTGCGATTTCACGGAATCATATCCGTAATAAGTAGACAAGATAAGTTTACAAAACTAAAAGGGAGATAAATAAAATGTTTCAAACGGAACACCTACAGGAAAAGTGGCAGCCAGTGCTTGGGCACCCGGATCTTCCCGAGATTACCGATTCTTATAAGCGGGCAGTCACCACAGTTATCCTGGAAAACCAAGAGCGAGCTATGCGAGAAGATGCAGCATTTCTTTCAGAAGCAGCTCCTACAAACGCAACCGGTTCAGCGATTGCGAATTGGGATCCGATCCTAATTTCGCTGGTTCGCCGTGCCATGCCTTCTCTTATTGCTTATGATATCTGCGGCGTACAGCCAATGACTGGTCCTACCGGACTTATCTTTGCAATGAAGGCGAGATATACATCACAGGCAGGAACAGAAGCTCTGTTTAATGAAGCTGACACAGGTTTTGCTGGCACAGGTACTCAGTTGGGTTCCAATGTCATGAAAGCTATGCAGGCTTCAGTCTGGACAACAGGTACAGCAATGACTACCGCTGCTGCAGAAGCTCTTGGCGATTCCGCCGCGAACGCTTTTGCTCAGATGGCATTCAGCATTGAAGAAGCAACCGTAACTGCAAAGTCACGTGCTCTGAAAGCTGAATACACGATGGAACTTGCTCAAGACTTGAAAGCAATTCATGGTCTCGACGCAGAAACTGAACTGGCGAACATTCTAAGTTCAGAAATTCTTGCTGAAATCAACCGTGAAGTCATCCGTACGATTTATGCGACTGCTAAATCTGGTGCGGAAGCAAATGTAACAACAAAAGGTATCTTTGACTTGAACACAGATTCCAACGGTCGTTGGTCTGTTGAGAAATTCAAAGGCATGATGTTCGCTATCGAACGTGACGCAAACGTAATTGCTCGTGACACACGCCGTGGAAAGGGTAACATTATCCTTTGTTCTGCTGACGTTGCTTCTGCTCTTACGATGGCTGGTCTGCTTGACTACCAGTCAAGTCTATCCGACAACCTCAATGTTGACTCCACAGGCAACACATTCGCTGGTGTATTGAATGGTCGCTTCAAAGTCTACATCGATCCTTACATGAACATGCAAGTTCCTTATGGCGCATCTGGTGCTACTGCTTCGCAGTACTACTTGGTTGGCTACAAGGGTACAAGTCC